CGGATAAATAAGTTATAGTTAAAGTTGTATTGGATGGCGCTATACCATATGTAGATGTTTTTAAAAAATTTGTTGGGTCAAACGATTCACCTAACTTATCTATTGAATTATTTAATCCTAATCCTACATTTTTAGTAGATGGTATTAGTAACTCATCACTAGTTAATCCACTACCACCACCGAAACGAACTTCTACGGTTTGGTTATCTATAATCTTTGTTGTAAATCTACGTGGGGTTTTTAATAACTTTAGTAAATAAGGAGTGGTAGAACGATATTGTGCTAATTCCGGGTCATTTGATTCTACATTTGGAGTTTTAGTGTATATTGTTTCTTGAGCCAAATATGGAACTTCATAATATACATTACTATTTGAATCTACTATTTTTTCTATACCAACAAAGTTAGTATCAGTTATTGTATAAGTTGGATTTTTTGTAAAATCACCAACATTAAATGTTTCAGTTTTAACTTCTGCACTAATTGCTTTTACTTTCTTTGTTAAAAGATATAAAGATGTTTCAGTACCAGATGTTTGGAATACACTAACTTCTCTTTCGTATGCATCGTTAAAATCAACATCATCGGTTGTTATGAATGTTAATTCATTATTTAATCCAGATTTTACTTGCATACCTTCTTTTATTTTTAAAGCGTATGAGTAATCTGGTCTATTATTTACACCAGTTCCTATATTTGGAACGGTTTGATATACGGAAAGTGTAGTTGTTGCTGGACGAGATAATTTTGGTTTATATCCTAAATTTTGAGCTTGAGTTACTATATTCTTATAGTTACCAGCTAAATTGATAAAAGATTCTTTTAATTGCGCGTCTGTATAATAAGAAAGAACATCACCTACATAAGCTGCTTGCTCTAAAAACATCATACCCGGCGATGCTTCGTTAAAATCGTTGAAAGTATCTGCGTAGTAAGTTCTTGTAAAATCAATAAGGGATTGACGTAGAGATGCAAAATCTCTATTAAGATATTTTATCTCCTTATTATTTTTACCCCAAGTCTTTTCGGTAGGTAGTAGTGCCATATTATACTGTTATATTTAATGAGTCTCTTGAATTGTTACCAGCAAATGATAAGGTATAATCCAATTTAACACTTATTCTATTATTATCTTTTGAGTTTGCATCGGAATCTACAACTATATTATTTACTATTACAAATGGCAACCATCTTTGTATTGAAGTTTCTATTTCGTTTTGTATAAATTCATACACACCACCCTCATCAATCTGCTCAAAAATAGCTTGTCTTAAATTACAACCAAATTCAGGTTGCATTACACGCTCTCCTCTATTAGTTAAAATCAAATTTTTAAGGTCTGATTTTATTTGTTCTTTTGTTGTATAAGTAACTGCAAAGAAACCATTATTACCTTTTGTAAATGGCAAAGATACACCTACACTTTTGTCTTGCGTATCTATAATGAATTTCTTTTGTAGTTCGTATGCCATTATTTCTTAAACTTCTTAACTAATTGTGAGTAATCTCTGTTCATTGCTTTCATTACTAACTCAACACCCTCTGGATTTTTATGTGCTAACATTCTTGCTTGTTGTTCAACCGATGGACCGGCTTGTGAATATGTATCTTGCATATTTGCTTGCTCTCCAAATGCGTTTGCATCATACCCAAACATATCAGGTGTAATTCTTGGAGTATGTGGATTTGCATTTCTTTTATCAAAACGCATTTCACCCCAATTACCATCATCCTTTGAAACCGCTTGGTAATTTTCGTTTACTGATGGTTTAGATGGTGTCTGTAATTCTTCATTCAGTACCTCTGTAACTGCTTTGCGGATTTCCTCTTTAAGAGTTTTTCTAATGTCTTCTCTTAAAACCTTTACCAATCCTTTAATTAATTCTGTCTGATTCATAAAAATTATTGTAGTTTATCTTATATAAATATAGGTTATGTATAAAATCCCAAATATTCCCAATGCCATATTTCATCGGTATTATTGTGGAACATTAAAACCAGTCCAAGGTAAGAATGCAGGACCAGGTGGTGAAATTGGTGGATATAGTGATATTGTATTACAGAACCCACTTATTGTTGTTAAATGTATAGTAGATTGTATAATGAACGCATCTAAATATGGATTATTAGATTTAGTTGGTATTACCGGTATTGGTGCTTCTGGCCATACACCGGGATTTGTGACAGTGTTTGAAATAACAGCTAAATTTAATATAGTGCCGGGAGCTGGAATTGTTGGTGGTATTTTTCCTAACTCTGCTCCAGTCCAATATGTAATTGCACCTTTACCCAATAATGCAATAGATTGATTATAAAATGTTTCTGTTTTTGAATTTTTACCAACCTCAAGTGCATATAATACAGTTGAACGCATTAATTCAGTATTACCTTTAATGACAGTATTTCCAGTTAACAAATCTAATCCCCTTTTCATACATTGGTCATATTTTTGAGTAAAGAAATCGGCAAATTCATCTGTACTCTTAAATGAAGAGTTTTCCATCTTTGACAACATTTCTTGCTTAAAAATACTCCAGGACATTATACTAAATAATTAGTAGATGAAAGGCAATCTTTCAGTTCGTTTGCTAATCCGGTGAATGTTGCCTTATCAATAGGACCGGGTGCAGATGGACCAGATGGTGTTGCTATAGTCATTAAGTTAATTGCTTGAATTAATCTATCTATCAAACTAATTAATTTATTACCCAATATCATTTGATTTGCATCAACCGAACTCTCACTATTATCTACTCCCAATAAAACCTTACCACCTTCAACCGCAATAATAACATCGTTATTTGCTTGTGCAGTAATTCTTACATTACCATCGTTGGCAGTAAAATCAATAGAACTAGCATCTATACTAACCGTATCATTTGCAAATATAGAAAGATTACGATTAGATATTAAAAATATATCATCACCCTTTGTTGACAATGTTAATCTATCCGTATTAACTATTATTTGGTCACCCTTTGCTTCGCTTGGGAATTGGTAACGAGTACTATTTGCAGATGTTGGTGTATATGGTGTTATATACTCACCACTGGTCATATGTATAGATGAACCATCGTTATTAATATCTTCATCAACTACATCATAAACTTGTTTAGCTTTATTTGTAGCACTCTCACCATTACGGATTATAAATGCTGGGTATGAAGTTCCATCATCTTTATTATCGTGTAAATATCCACTTAAACGAATTGAATTTCCATTTCTGCCTTGAAATATAGTATCACCCTCTCTTAAAGAAAGTTGGTGGATTCTTAAATCTCTTTTAAAATATTTACCATTAAAGCCAGGTCTTATATTAGTTGATGTATCGTTTTTTTGTACGCTGTTTGGAATATTAGACGCAACAATCTCGCTTATATCAGATTGACCAGTATTATTATCGTTTTCACTTGATATTTTTAATGTCTTTGATAATATACTTGGATTTGAATCAAAGTTTGGTGAATTTTGATAATTAGCGCGAGTATAATATAAAACGCCATCTACTTTTCTAATATAAACGGTTTCATCTATAACCGGTAAATTGTGTGTATCTTTATTTAATGGTAATGCAATATCTAAATTCTTTTCTAATGTATCTTTATTAGAACCAAACCTAAATTGAATTGCACCATATACATTGGCGTTTTTAGTGATATAATCCGCAGTTTCAAATTCACTATACAAAGTATTAATTGCATTTAATGAATTTTCTGGCATATCATCCAATGAAATATATACATTGGTTACAGTTGCAAGTTCTTCCTTATACTGCTTATCATAATCAGTTCTGGTTCTACCTATACCCGTAGCTCTGTAATTCATGTCCATTTTACTTAATCCCCTGTCTTAATTGTTCTAATTCTTCTTCAATTTCTTCTAACTTATCATCAGTCTTTTGCTCAATCTTTGTTGCAGTATCCTCAATTTCCATAAGGAGTTGTTTTCTTTCTTCATCACTCATCCACCCATCTTCACCATTTGATTTTCCTTGCGCTAAAATCAATCGTTGAACTATTGTTGCCATTTTAACCAAATGGTCATCGTTACTTACGGATACTGATATAAGCTGTGTAATGATTGGTGCTATTTGTGTAGCATCAGATGCATTACGGATTAGTTTTCTTAACTCTTCGATAAGACCTGAAATGTTTTTCTTCTTACCCTGTTGATTATCGTATATATCTTGCAAAAGGGATGAAAATGATTTACCCTTAAAGATTTGAAAATCCATGTCTATATTACTCATAATAACTCTTTGTTTAGTATAAATATTGAGCATAGAAAAAAGGTGGTACAATGACCACCTTCTAACTATCTGTTAATTGTTCTTGCCCAAAATGGGTCTTTATCTTCTTCCGTTATATCACCTTCATCTAAAAACTGATGATACAACTTAATTTGTGTTTCTTTCATTTTAGCCACAACCTTTGTAATGTAGTGTGTTTTGTGGCCAGTCATTTCCCTCACTAAAAGGTATAATGATTTTTTATTAAAACTTTCAATATGTTCTGCTCTTCTAAATAATTCTAAAATAGAATCGGCAATTTGAATATCTCTTTTCTTTGTAAAAATACGATTTAGATTTTCATCCCAATACTCCAACATTCTAACATTGAATATTTTAAATTCTTCGTTATGCTGTGTTTCTTTGAAATCATTTTCTGGATTCCAATTCTCTGGCATCTCTGAAATCTTTGATGTACTTTTGTAACGCTTATAGTTTGAATTGTTATTTAAGATTAAATAGTTTCTAACTGCAATCGTAAAGTATGAGAATGCTTTTCCTTTATCTTGTTGGTATTTGTGTATTTTTTCCAATAAGAAAGAAATAACTTCTTGTTTCGTATCTTCTTTATCATCATCAAAATAAGTAAATTTCCAAGTGTTTAAAACATTCTCCGCTAACTTATAAAAAGAATAGTAGATGTGGTCTCTAAACAATAGATTACGTTCTCTTTCGCTTGTTGAATTATTATAGGCAATTATTGCTGCCTCCGTTTCTTCTGTAAAGTAACGAGTATCTTTTTTCTTTCTTCCCAAAACTAGTTCTCCTCTTCCTTACCAAACTCTGAATTTAATAATTTTTCGTTTCTTTCTATGATACCTTTTAAATCACCAAATACCGAACCTACTTCATCATCCGATTCAAACGCTCCTGTTGAATCTATCTCTTTTATTGTACTATATATACCTGTAAATATAGCTAGGTTCTTTTCAATTTCTTCTTCTAATACCTCTAACTTTCTAAATAAGTTATAGTTTACATAAAGTGAAGTTAATAATAAAGAACTTATTATTATAATTGTTACTATCATATTAAATTACTTCGTAGCCAGCGTGTAGGTATTCCTGAACTTTCTTCTTTTTAACCATTTCAGTTTTACCTTGTGGGGATTTTAACATTAATTTTTCATTTCTACCTAATTTATCATAATTAGATTTTTCAATAGTTGTAGTGTATTGCCTATCACGAATAGTCAAACCATTTAAATGGTCAATCTCATGCTGAACACAAACTGATTCTAATAAATCAGCATCATCCATTAATTCATAACCATCTTTATATTCTCTACGAGATGTACCAAAGTGTAACTCATCCGAATAGTTATCGGCTTTAATTGTAACCTCATAGTTACGAATTGTTTTTAATGGTTTTTCTAATGTCTTTGGAATAGATAAACAACCTTCTAAATAAATTAAAGTATCCTCACTACTTTTAACAATAGTAGGATTTACTAAAATCATAGGTTCTTCTCTTACATTGATTACACAAATTCTTTTATTTAACCCAATTTGGTTTGCACTCATACCCAAACACTTATGTTCTGCAATAGCAGTTAAAAGTGCGGCAGATGCCAACTCTTCTTCAATCTTACTAAATTTGGTATTAGAGATTGGTTGTTTTAGCGCACGAATATCAGTTATTAATTTCATTTGTTTTATTTTTTATTTACTTTTACAAATATACAACATTTAAATGATATTACCAAATAATTAATGGGTTTTGTGAATTACTATAAGATTTTTCGCAGTATTTGCTTGAATTTTGTTTTCACCTACTATTTTTTGTAAGTTATCAAACTCACTATTGAATAATGCACTTGCCCCACCATTCTCAATATCTTCTATAACATAGTATCCACCAACCTTAACTCTATCGAATAAATTAGTGATTGTATTTATTTGCGCTTCCCATTTATGCCAACCATCATCAATTATAATATCAAATTGCATATTTGTTAATGTAGTATCACATTCTTCTTTATTTGTAGAATCAAATAAAAATGTTTGGATTCTATCTTCTGTAAATTGTGTATCTTTTTGAATATCTCCACCATATACAAACGAATTTGTAAAATACGTTTTCCAAACCCTTAAAGATGCACCAGGTGTATAGTTTTGGATTTGTGTATTTGCCATAGAACTTTGAGCACCTCTTATAATAGTACCAATACCTATTTCCAATAGATTCATTTGATTATCTCTAATTGGTTCAAATAGTTCGGTATAAGTTGGAGTATATCCACTCAAATTTTTATCACTACCAAACTTGTTAATTATTTCTTGTAATGTTTTCATTGTAATTATTTATATAATCTGAACAAACTCCTATACATTTATTTATTACCTCGTTGTGAATTTCAGGCATTACCGCAATACTACCAATGATAGGTTGTTTACCGGGATACGCCCAGATATATTGTTTTGATGTTAGGGTTAGAGTATCGTTTTCGTGCCAAAAGTAATGTAAGATAGTACTACGAATCCAATTCAATAATTCTACGTTTTTACAATGAACCCATAATTTATCAGCTCTATCACTTAACCACACATCATCTACCTCATATTGTGGTCCATCATGTCCCAAATAAGTTTTACCATCTACCCACCACATATCAATTTCTACATCAAACCCAGCATTTATTGCTCCATTAATGTATTCAGGATGATTTTCGTTTTGTGGCATTTTGCCATTTAAATTTCCTCTATGTGATATTAGTATCATGGCATCCTATGTCTTGTCAATGTGTAATACTCATTTGTGTTTGATAGGTAGTGTTCGTTAGATATTATATGTATATTTTCCTCACCTATTTTTGGCAATAAAAAACTATAAACTGGGTGTAAATCATTATGATTTCTAACCGGTCTGTCATATGCATCTTGTACACTTTCTATAAATTGCGCAAGAAATTGTTTAGGTATGATAAAAATATTATCAGTAGTAAATTTATGTGAATCCCACCACCCTCTTTCTCTAAATAAAAAATTAACTTTAGTTAAATCAATATTTAATTCACTAAAAGGTTTATAAAAAAAAATATCAAATCTAGTTGAAATTATAATATCTAAATCTTCATCCAATAATTCTTTTAATGATTTAATATATGTTAATCGTTGTTCACTATTTTTAAAATCTAATAAAGTTGTTTTTACTGGATTATATTGTTCTATTAATTGGTTTGTAGTTTCCGTTTCATATGTACACATGTAAACAGATACTGTATGTTCTATATTATATACATCTATTATAGATTTTTTAATGTTATCAATGGATACCGTCCAATCCCTTCTTTCATTTGGTACATACGATTTACCAACTAAATTTAATCCAATTTTCATTTATTTCTTTTCAATGTAGGCTGTCGGACAGTAATTATTTAAAGATATGATTTCTAAATTTTTTTCTTCTAAAAATCTATCTACTCCTTTTGATTCACTCCATTTGTGATGACCATATTCATCAAATACAATAAGACTACCCTTTGTCATATTATTCCATAAATTATTCAATACATCATAGGTAGGTAATTCTAAATCAACATCCATATATAATAATGAAATTTTAAGACCAGGATTAGATTCTGAAAATTCTTTTGTGGTAATTGAAACATCCCCTTCAACTAAAATAAAATCAGATTGTGAAAATCCTGCATCTAAAATATTTTTTTCTAATTCCGTCTTAAAGCTATTGGTATGTTTAAAATTTCTACTATTAAATAATATAGACATTGGTGTTTTATCTTGTTCGGATTGTATAGAACTAATTAAATCATCTGTATTAAAAAAATCAAATCCAATATATTTTTTAGAAGAATTTGGATTAAATATGTTTTTTAATTTTAGAAATGTAAATGTACCAGACCCCTTAAACACACCACACTCTATAATATCACCGGGTATATCTTTTATTTTATCATATAATAAAGCTCGTGTAATTAATTTATTAAAAATACGCGTATCATCACTCATTACAAAACCATTAAAATTATCGTAAAGTAATTGTGTAGTATCTTTTGTTTTTTCTTTCATTATTGTATTTTTTTATTTTTTAAGTAATAATTTAAATCCTCCGGTGTACCCAAACCCCACATTTTTTCAATATGAAATGTTTTAATTTTTTTACAATCGGTAATCGCCTCATTAAAAACAGGACAAGTATAGAACTCATTATTTGTTCTAATATTCTTATCAATCATTTGTTCTGCATATTTCACATAATCAGAACCTTTAGCCCAATAGTAAACACCAACCGTTGCAATATCTGAAATTGGATTCTTCTCTGCTACTTCCGTAACATACCCATATTCATCTACGTTTGCAAAACTCCATTTAGGATGTGTTGCTTTGAATGTAACAATACCACCATCAACTTTTTGTTCAATCATTTTGTACATAAACTCATTAGAATCCCATTCTAAAAATTGGTCAGAGTTTGCCATAACTAATGGTGCATCATTATCAATATGTTCCTTTGCTAACAGAGTTGTACATGCCGCTCCTTCTGTAATTCCATCTACTTCTACTATTTTACAATTAGGTGTGATAAGATTTAGAAGAGTATCTAAATTGTATTGTATCCTATGTCCTTTCTGAACTACAAATATATAAGTTGCATCAATATTTAAATTATCCACAACTGTTTGAATCATTGGTTTTCCTTCTACATCAATCAACGGTTTTGGAAATGTGTAACCAGCTTGTTGAAATCTACTACCAGCTCCGGCCATTGGTATTAGTACATTTAATTTACCACCCTGCCATTTTGGTGTACTCATAACTTTATTTTCGTTTAATTTGTTTACTATTTTTTCTAATGTTAAATCGACAGGATTGTCCACTCTCAACACCATTGCTCTACTTCTACTTGCCGCCAATAAACCATGTGGAGAATCCTCTACAATAAGAGTTTCTTCTGGTAATACACCCATCATACTCATCGTCTTCCAATACATTTCAGGATGTGGTTTAGCGTTCTTTACATCCTCATTGGAGATAATTAAATCCATAAACTCAATAATGCCTATCTTCGCCAACATAACTAATACAGACCTTCTAATTGAGTTTGAAGCACATGCTAACTTATAACCACTATCTCTTAATTCTTTAAACAATTTAATCTTTTCTGAATCCGGATGTAATTTGGATATTGCTTCTATTGTAAGTTGCTGTTTTCTATTCCAAACCGATTCGTAAGTGTTTTCAGCTAATCCTTTATTTTGAGTAAGTAATTCTAATTTCTGATTGGTTTTTAAACCATCATAGATTGATAAATGTTCTGCTTCCGTAATTACATATTTATTTGAAACTTCCAATAAGGCTTGATTAAGTGTATCGTAGTGTATTTTTTTTGCTTCTATTAAAACACCATCTAAATCAAATATAATTAATTTTATCATAATTAAAATAATCTGTAAATTTCTTTCAACTCCAAATCTCTTTTTAATATTTGTTCTATTTCTTCATTCTTTGCTAATTCAGTAGTTGTTGCTGATATATACCCATTTACTTTAAAATTAGAAATCATAAGATTTTGTTTTCCTAAATTTCTATTCTTTACAAACAACCAATCATCACCACAATATATTTTCATAGTATCTGGTATTGAAATCCAATTTGATTTATGAACAAAGAATGCAGTACCAAATCCACCAATTCGGTGATTTATTGGTATTAATTCTAATTCAGTTTGTGTATCTTTTATGGTATAATTATTTTCATTCATACCAATACAACCAAAATCTTTGGTAACAAATTTAGATAGTGGGTACATAATATTCCAATCAAACCAAGTATCATCATTTAAAACTAATAGGTTATCGTAATTAGATAAATTTACACCCTTATTCCAAGCTGGATTTACATATGTGTTTTGTTCCTCTAAAATATAATTTAATTTTTCTAAATTTGGTAAATCGTGTTTAATACCACTATTATCAATCAATATTATTTCACCAACAATTGCATGGTTGTTTAATTCAATAAGTGTTTCATATAATCTATCACACTTCCACATTGTAGGTATAATAATTGAAAACATTATTTTCTTTTTAAGATAGTTAAACCATTGTTATTTGTAAATCTTTCTGCAATTTGCCAATGTGGGTTTAATTCTAAAAACTCGTCAATTGCTTTCCATAATCCCTTGCCTTCCTCTTTATTTGCAGCATTTGGGTCATTTGTGTAAATTTCACCATAAAATTCAAATGAAGTTGTATCGTGAAATCCTATATATTTTCTTGCTTTATTACCATGTAACTCTAACTCAATTTTTAATTGGTCGTAGTGATGTAATGTATCTATAAATAAAAAATCAGTTTCTTCAATTGTTAAATCACGCGTATCTACTCTTTCAAACTTAAAATCAATTGCATGCATCCCTGCTAATTCATAGACAACATTAATACCGGGTGCATCGTTGTAATCGTATGAAATTAAAGTTTTTGGATTACCCATCATAAAGGCAAACGTAGATACTACCCAACGAACACCCATTTCGGTAATATGTTCGCATTCTTCTGCGTATTTTTTTAATGTTGGTAAATGTTCGTTAATATCAGATGGAGTCTGACAACGTTGGTTGTAAATTGCTTCTAGTGGAGACATGTTTAATTGTTAGTTCGTTAATAAAAGGTAATATAGCTAATTCTTTAGCTTTGGCTTCTACCATAATATCTACACCAATATTGTAGGTATCTGGTAGATTTGTAATATAATCACTATGTGCTTGTGGTTTTAGTTTTGTATCGTTTTCGTGTAATGCTTTAGATTCTGAATAATGAACAACTGGCTTAACACCTGATTTGTTCCAAGTGGATACTGCAAGGATAAGTGCTTGTTGTTCGGATAAATCACCAGTACAGAATTGGTGGTGGTGGTAATCAAATACAATTGGAATACCAATCTTATGATGGATATACATTAAATCTTTTACAGAATACATACTAGCTTTATCATCATTCTCCACAGTCAATCGTTTCCTTACACTGTCAGAGAGTTTCATAAAGTTCTCACAAAATCTATCCATTGCAGATAGTTTATCTCCGTACACCCCGTTACAATGAATATTAATCTTATTGTAAGGTGATAATTCTAAACCCATAAGGTCAAATACCTTACCATGCAATTCTAAATCAATAATAGTATTTTGTACTACTTTTGGATTGGGAGAAACTAATACATTAAAAGGACCAGGGTGTGATGTGATGCGTAGACCATTTTGTTTGGCGTAAGTACCACAACCTTTGAGTATATTTGATATTTTAGTGTAATCCGGTAAATCTTCTAAATTGTATTCACTACCCCACGGGAATATATCGGATGAAATACGAAATACTTTAATACCTGTCTTAACATTCCACTTAATAATCTCAAATAGGTCACGCACATTTTCCAATGCTAATTCAGATGCATAAGTAATACCACGTTCGTTGAATGTTTTTTTAATCATACTACGATTCGTAGTAATGCGAGGAGTTTGTTCTCCTAATGTCATATTGATACAAGCGTAACCTAAATTCATATTTTATAGTTTATAGTTTAACTAATCCTAAATATACAAATAATTTTTTACAATTCCTAATTATATTTCCCATTTATTTTCAGGACAACCAGTTTTTTCCGGTACAAATACTTTTGCTCTTAATACACAACCACATTGCCCACAAATCTTAACCATACCAACTGCTAAATCTACCTCTTTCATAAAAGGACAAGAATTGCAAGTTTCTAATCGTTGCGCAGCAATAGAAGATTGTTCTAATGTTGGGTCTACCATAACCGCGTATGCATTGAATATTTGTTTTACTTTTGATAATTTCATTTTAAATTAACCATTTTCTTTTTGGACAATCCATTTTTGATTTAAAAAAAACCATTTCTTTTATTACACATTCGCATTCTGCGCAAATTTTTATTTTTGTATTATTTATTGCATGCAATGATTCACATTCATTACAAATTTCTATTCTAGATGCACCAACCATTGATTTATTAGTAGTTGGGTCTTTAGTAATATCATAACTATTAAATATTTCTTTTATTTTAGATAAGTTCATATTAATAACTTTTTTTTGTAAAATCTTCTTCTTTTAATTTATCCAATTGTTTTTGGTTTCCATTATACATACGCATCCAATACTTTATGGCATGCCTATCGTTTATCCATAGTGTTTTATCATCCCAATCAAAATCTGGTTGAGCATAATAGGGTGCTTTTGATGTAATTGAGACAGTTTCTTGTGTATTTTCAAATGTATCTATGGTTTCTTCTTCAACCAATTCTTCTTTTTGTTTTTTATCACCATAGACCTCATAATTCTTATAGTTTTCTTCCATTAAATCATCCAAATCGTATAATTTTAAGTTTGGTTGGCCATTATTTGGTTCTTCAACTATTTTTTTTGGTTTTTTCTTTCTATCTTGCTCCAAAGCGGTGTTAAATGCGATGATAAGTGTTACTGCCATCGGGTCAAACACAAAAATTAGTAAAAATATGAAGAATTTTACAACTGAATTAATTGGTAAATCAAATGCTTCTGCTATAAACTTAAATCCACCGATTTCTCGCTCTAAATCTAGATTATTATTTTTAATTTCGTTGATTTTTATGTTCCAAACTGCTATTGAGTCATTCAAAACACCAATTTTAGTGGATAATTTAGTAATTTGCTTATCTCTATTATCAATTGAACGGATTAATCTATTGTTTACCTTACCACTACCTAACAAAGTGCCTGAATTTTGTTGTAGATTACCCATTTGTGAGTTAAGTTGCCCAATTTGTTGCTCATTTTGGGTAATTTTACTTTGAAATACACCTATCTCTCTACTAACCACATCACTTTT